AAGAAGAATATCCAAGGCTATACAAGAGCAATCACAAATGTGTATTGAAAACATAGTGGGTAATAGAAAAGAAAAGAGATATTATCCGAGAGATTACGAAGGTAACTGTGAAGAGATTGCTAACCTAGATCAAGTAGATTTATCTACGGGTAAATGGTTAATACTTACTAGAACAGTATCTAGATTACTAAAAATAGAAGAACAACTTAAAAAACAAAACATATATTTTGAGAGTAATCGAGGTAAAAGCGTCAGGGTTCGGGCATATAAATCTATTAAGAATTACGAACTACTACAAAAAAATATTAAATTAGAAGAAAAAGATTTAAAAGATATTAAAGAGTACACAGGCACAGAAGAATTTGATTTAAAAAAAGATTGGTATGAAGCTTTTCAAAACGTAGAACAAGAAGACAAAGATTATCTTTTAGGTTTGATAGAAGCAGGAGAAGATTTAGATAAACCTGCACGAGTTTGGACATCAACTATTCACGCAATCAAAGGCGGTGAACAAGACAACGTTATTTTATCGTTAGACTTGGGTGATAAAATATTAAAAGCAATAAAGAAAAGTCAAGACAAAGAAGATGAAGAACACCGAGTCTGGTACGTAGGTGTTACTCGTGCAAAAAATAATTTATACAAACTAAAAGCAAAAATGGAAAGGAAAGGGTATAAACTATGAGTAAAGTCTGGAACAAGCAGCACGGCGGGAGCCACTATCAAAAGTATAAAATTCAACCTAGTAAGTTTGTAGTAGAGAATAAATTGCTATATCCTGAAGGTTGTGCTATAAAATATATCATAAGACATAGAGATAAAGGAAAGAAACAAGATTTGTTGAAAGCAATACATTTTATAGAAATGATAATTGAAAGAGATTATAAATGAACTGGTTTAGAGAACAAGCAAAAATAGTTGAAAAAAATTTTGCAAAAAATTTAAAAGAAGTTGAATGGGCAAACGATGAACAAGATATGTTTGAACACTGGGATGTAAAAGGTTTATTTAAAGGTGAAGTTTTAAAATTTGATGTTAAAGGAAAGAAAAAAGTAAACAGAGCTGATGCTAATTCACAAGATGAAATAGCTTGGATTGAAGGAACAAACGTTTGGGGTAAACCTGGATGGATAAAAGGTAAAGCTGACTACATTGTTTTTGAAAGAAATGATTACTGGTTAGTTGTAGATAGAAAAGAACTTTATAATCATGTTGTTGAAAAAGTAAAAGAGAATGGTGTACAACAAGGTAGAGGTATATATAAAGTTTATCAACGAGCAGGAAGACAAGACAAAATAACTATGGTGCCATTTGACAACATAGAAAAACTAATCAACATACATAAGGTTCAAAAATGATATTACCACAAACAGAATGGCTAGCACCAAAAGAATTTCCAGACTTATCTAAACATAATGAGATAGCAATTGACTTAGAAACACGTGATCCAAACTTAAAAAAATTAGGTTCAGGATCTATTATTGGTATGGGAGAAATTGTTGGAATAGCTGTAGCTGTTGAAGGATGGAAAGGTTATTTTCCAATAGCTCACGAAGAAGGACCCAATATGGACAGAAAGAAAGTTATCGATTGGTTTACAAATATTTGTGCTTTACCTTCTAAAAAAATATTTCATAATGCAATGTACGACGTATGTTGGATACGTAAATTAGGTATAAAAATCAATGGTTTAGTGTTAGATACTATGATTGCAGCTAGTCTTATAGATGAAAATAGATTTTCTTACACACTAAATACTTTGTCTTGGGCTTTCCTAAAAAAAGGTAAAAACGAAGCAAGATTAATTGAAGCTGCAAAGTCAAGAGGATTAGATCCTAAAGCTGATATGTGGAGACTACCTGCTATGGAAGTTGGAGCTTATGCAGAACAAGATGCTCAATTAACTTTAGAATTGTGGCAGTTGTTTAAAAAAATAATTCAAGAACAAGATCTTCAAAATATTTTTAATCTTGAGACTGAGCTGTTTCCTTGTCTGGTTGATATGCGATTTCTTGGGGTGAAAGTGGACGTTGAAAGAGCTCATAAATTGAAGCGAGAGCTAGCGATACAAGAAGAAATGTTAATCCACAAAATAAAAAAAGAAAGTAACCAAGAAGTTCAGCTATGGGCAGCAGCAAGTATTGCCAAAGTTTTTGACAACCTGAACCTATCTTATGAGTTAACTGCAAAAACAAAAGCACCTTCTTTCACTAAAAACTTTATTACAAATCATAAACATCCTGTAGTGCAGATGATAGCAGAAGCTAGAAAAATAAACAAGGTGAGAACAACGTTTATTGATACCATTATTAGTCATGAACATTGTGATAGAATACATGCAGATATAAATCAAATTAGATCTGATGATGGAGGAACAGTCACTGGAAGATTTAGTTATTCTAATCCTAACTTACAGCAAATACCTGCCAGGGATCCAGTAACAGGCCCCATGATTAGATCTCTGTTTATACCAGAAGAAAACTGCAAGTGGGGTTGTTTTGATTACTCGCAACAGGAACCAAGACTTGTTGCACACTATGCATTACGTTATGAACTACCTTCTGTAAATACAATTGCAGATTCATATGATTCAGATCCATCAACAGATTTTCACAAAATAGTTGCAGAGATGGCAGAGATTCCAAGATCCGAAGCTAAAACAATTAATCTTGGATTATTTTATGGAATGGGTAAAGCAAAACTTCAAGCAGAACTTGGTGTATCAAAAGATAAAGCTGAAGAATTATTTCAAAAATATCATAACAAAGTTCCATTTGTAAAACAGTTAATGAATAAAGCTATGCGGGCAGCAGAAAATAAAGGTCAAATAAAAACTTTATTAGAAAGACGTTGTCGTTTTCCAAAGTATGAACCCATATTATCTGGATCTGATTGGGGTAAGTTTGTACCTGCAGAAGACGAAGAAAGAATGTTGCAATTACAAAACATGGGTGAATGGTTAAAAGATGATGATGGTGAATTTATTTTAGATGATAAAAAACAAAAAAAGAAAAACTATTGGCACAACAATTCAACTCGAAGAGCATTTACATACAAAGCTTTAAACAAACTTATTCAAGGTAGTGCAGCTGACATGACTAAACAAGCTATGGTTAAGTTACACAAAGAAGGAATCTTGGCTCATATTCAAGTTCACGATGAATTAGATTTTTCTATTGAATCAGAACAGCAAGCTGGTAGAATAAAAGATATTATGGAACATGCTGTTGATTTAGAAGTTCCAAACAAAGTTGACTACGAATCAGGTCCTAACTGGGGTGAAATAAAATAATGTACTATGGCTTATTTAAATGCTAACATACCGCCGATTTATTGTAAAATAAGAAGGGAGTATCTCTATGATCTTAAAAAACATAAAGGAGAAGCTAGTGACTGCGTTATCTTTGGTCTTAGCTCTATTTCAGGTCGTGCAATCTTATTTCATTGCATGTTACCAAATGGTGCAGTCTTTTATCGACTACCTATTTCAGCATTCTTTCAAAAAGAATTTGAAAGAAAAAACGTGCCTGATATGCGAGTGGATCAACTCGAACTGTGGAACTGCTTTAGTTATTATCCTAGTATCCATTGTTTTGATTGGTTGGCTGGTATAGATGGTAAATTTTTAGGTAAAGATAAAAAATTTTATCCAGGTCAATATTTATTTACTATTGACTGGGCTCATCCAGAGACTAATATACTTAATACGGAACACTCTGAAATTCCGCAAGAGCACAAGTGTGCACACATATTAGCGTTAAAAAACGGTAATTATGCAGCGCAACCAAATAATAGAATCATTTGGCATGTGAACAGTTATACCACAGATAATGATTGGCCCGACTACAAGGTGCAAAATACTTATTGGGATTGTGAAGGATCTGATTGGATAACAGAAGATTCTGATAATATGTTTTACGACATAGAGGAGAAAAAATGATTTGTATTGAATGTGAACACGTTTGTCATTGTGGAGATAAATGTCCAGGACTACCTGAAGAAGGTGGTTGCGGTTGTATGACTTGTATACATCCAATGACTTGGTGGAAAAAAATAATTTATTATTTAGTAGGTTAATTAGTATGGGGGCCCATTATGAACTATGCATTTACAGCAGTGTTAATAATTTTGTTTTGTTTACTAGCTTTTTTTGTGAGACCTCCTTGGCAAGCTCCATTGAAAGTTGATGAAAAAAACTATATAATTCCGCTACCAAAACCAAAAATAAATGAGTAAAAAACCTTTAAATATAAGCGAAGAAGCAGCTGTACAGATGCCGATGAAGACGGTAGCATCGTTAATTCTGCTCGTTGCAGCAGGCGTGTTCGCATATACGGAGCTGACGGCAAGGCTAGTATCGCTAGAGACATCACGTGAGCTATTCGAAAATGATTTGCTCAAGAAATCCGAACAGATACCCACGGATCAGGAGCAACATTTTTTATTGGAAGATCTTTATAAGAGTGTCGAGCAAATTGAAACAAGAATTGAAGACATGATGCACAATAAAGTAAACATACAGTTTATACAAAAACAAACTGAAAAACTTCTAACAGACGTAGAAGAATTGAAAGATAAGGTAAGAGCAAATGGCAACGGGACGAATCACTAAAAAAGTTTTAGACTACATAGCTCACATAAACAAAGAAGCTAAACAGATGAGTTATGTTAAAGATTTAAAAAAAGAAGTTGAAACTGGCAAGCATGGTACACAAAAATATGTTATCAAGCAAGGCATTAACAAAGGTAAGACAGTATGATAGGTTTATTTTTTGTAGGCATTGTAGTTTCAATTATTGTATTATATGTATTAATAGATGTGAGAAAATATGACTGAGTTAGTGGTAGCCCTACTTATGATTGTACAAGGAGAGATCAAAGAAGCGCGTATACAGCCTTCTATGTCTGAATGTTTGAAAGGCAAGAGAGTTGCAAAACGTGGTTTAAAAATTGATGGACATGTTAAGTACCAGTGCATAAAATCTATGGCTGAGTTAGAAGAAAATATTGATGGATCTTTGTCTATAAAAAAGTTAATATTAGAATAATGGAACTTACTCGTAACTTCACTTTAGAAGAATTAACTAAATCGGATACAGCAATCCGTAAAGGTATTAATAATAATCCTAATGCAGAGCAAATAGAAAAATTAAAAACACTTTGTGAAAAAATTTTACAGCCAGTACGTGATCACTTCGGCAGAGTAAAAGTGACCAGCGGTTTTCGTAGTCCTGAGTTATGTGCTGCAATTGGCAGCAGTTTAAATAGTCAGCACGCGCGTGCAGAAGCGGCAGATTTCGAAGTTGTAGGTGTAGACAATTGTGAGCTAGCTGATTGGATACATCGAGAATTAGACTGGGACCAGCTTATTCTTGAATTCTATACTCCAGGAGAACCAAACTCAGGTTGGATACATTGTAGTTTTACAGAAGGCACACCAAGAAAACAATTTTTACATGCATTTCGACAAGAAGGTAAAACAAAATACAAACCAATACTAGGAAAAGCAAAAGAAATATTTGTATGATAGATGAAAAAACAATAAAATTATTTAACAAGATTGATACTGTTGTTGGACATTGTGAAGAATGTGGAGAGGAAACTATTTTAGTTGCAATTGTACAAGACTTTTATAGATGCACAGGCTGTGGAGCTGATACAAAACAACACATCAATGGTAGAATTCGTTATATGCAGTTGACTGAGAATGATAAAAATTTTATAAAAGATAATGGCCAAAAAGTTTAAAGCATTCGTAGAAAGAGATAAGCCTAGAAAAAGGCCAGGACGTCACAAAAAAAGGTTAAATAAAAATGAGCGCACACATAATAAGAAATATAACGGCCAAGGCCGACGAGCTAGCGGTAGAATATAATAAGACTAAAGATTCTTTTCTTCGGGAAGAGTGGTATCGGATTGTCCGTTCTCTTGATAATTTGAAACCTTCTCACAAAGAAACTTCGGATATAATTCTAAAGATTCCACAGCGTTGGCCGAAAATACCTGGCCATCGAACAAAATAGTATAAGATTCACCTAATCCTCTTTGAACACAACCATAGTGTGTACCATAAAATCTCTTATAATCATGCTTTTCAATAGGTACTTCAGCACATTGTTGCGACACAATTGAACATATGTATATTGTTAAAAAAAACTTCATTGACTTCCTTGTAAAAAAATATAAAAATCCTATATAAAAAATATAAAGATAGTAAGGATACAGTAATGACAGACATAAGTAAATACAAATCCGTTGCACTCTCGCACGAAGCGTGTGAAAAGTTAGACAAAATTTGTACAGCGATTGTGCCAACGGTAAAAGTATCGAGGGCCAAAGCATTAGAACTAATAATCAACGAGAAAGTAAGGAAACTAAATGGGAAACTTCGGTCAGGGCCTAAGGGCGGTTGATTTACACCAAGCAAAAGCTAAAGATCCAATCAAGTCTTTGTGGAGAAACGTTTTAGTAGTTGCAATAGAAGATGCAATTAAAGCGTGTGTAATGAAATATAAACACAAAGCTAATGTGACATATCATGATCTTTTGTATATTACAGAACCAAATCAAGATTTTGCCACAATTTGCCATTATGCTGATTTGGATCACAATCTTGTTAGACGCAAGGTTGGAATAACATTTAAAAAGATAGAGGAAAGTTATGAAAAAGGAAATATGTCAAACGTGCAGGGGCAATGGCTACATAAAGGCAATCGGTATGAACGAGCAAAAAGAATCCGTAATTCGTATCATAAGCCAGTGTCAAACATGCAACTCACAAGGTGAAATTATAAAGGAGGAAAATGACAACAAGAATAGCAATAACTGATGCATTAAGAGCAAGGTACGAAGCTCAAATAGCCGAGGCTCATGCAACAATAAATATCTATTTAGATAACAGTGTAGGGATTGGTGAACATCCACAACACTTAGAAGAAATAGATAAACAGTTGCAAAAAATTGCTGATGCTGAAGAAAAAATTGAATCCTTAAAACCTTTTGTATGTTAATTCGAACAATTTTAATTTGTATCTTATTAAGTGGTTGCGCAAAATATGATTTTGATGGCTTTGATCCAACAACAACTATGGTCCGTTGGATTATTAAAACGGACAAATGATTATAGATTTTTTATTAATGACAGGTTGTTTTGTTTTAATATTTGGATTTGTAATTTTATTATTGAGGATGTGGAATAATGAGTGATTATAGAGTTAAAATAACAATTAGAAATGACAGGATCTTATCTAAGATAGAAGAACTAGGTTTTCCAAGTGTTTTAAAATTTTGTCAACACACTGGAATGCAGTACGGCCACACTAATGATATTATTAGTGGAAAGATTACACCTTTTTATGAAGTGAAAGGCTCTGGAGTATGTGGTGAAATAAGAAAGAATGTCAAAAGATTACTTGAGACATTGGATATGACCATTGAAGAAGCTTTTACAGAAAAACAATTAAAAGGATTTGCTAAGAATAGTTTTGAAACTAGAGTTAAAGAAAAAGAATTACTTAGAATAATTAATCCAGCGCGTAATCAAGAAGTAAAAGCAATAGAGGATGATGTTACAAAAGAAGTAAACAAAGTATTATTTGAATACTTAAATCCTAGAGAACGATATGTTATTGCTCGAAGACATGGATTTTTAGGAGAAGATAAAATTCCTTTTTCTGAAATTGGTCTTGCTTTGAGAGTTTCTGTAGAAAGGGCCCGACAAATTGAACTTAAAGGTCTTAGAAAATTACAACATCCTGATGTTAAAAATAGACTTCTTGCAACTGGTTTTTATGATGTGTTTACATCGGTTGATGTAAATAGACGAGCCATTAATTAAATGAATAAAAACTGTTATATTTGTAAAGAGTCTTTGCCATTAACTAAATTTTATTTAAGTAAGAATGGTAATTATAATTTTTGCTGCATTCCTTGTGATAAAAAAAGAAAAGCTGTTTATCGACGTGATAACAAAGAAAAAATTGCTTTGAAAGAATATCAATATATGAATACTGAAAGAGGCTACGTGTTAGAAGTAGTCGGTGGTATTTTTCAAAGGTATAAGAAGAAAGATAATAGAAAAAAATGGAAACCTGAATGTACTAAATCTGACATTTATGATGAACTGATGTTATATATTCAAGATCATGGTAGAGTTTGTGAGTATTGTAAGAAGCCATGGACCTATAAACGTAATTTAGGAATCAGGCAACAGGGTTATAGTGGTCGTGGGCCTAAAATTGAAACAAACTTTTCAATTGATCGATTAGATTCAACACAAACTTATAAAAAAGATAATTTAGTATTTTGTTGTATTGGCTGTAATAATAGAAAAAATCAAGTAAGGCTGTCTGATGTAATCAATATTTTAAGCGTTGCTAAGAAAAGGAAAATGATAAATGAAATGGAATAAACAATTCGACTATCCAACTTCAACTAGAAGTTTGATTAACGACCAAAGACACTATGACGTAGGAACAGATGAAAAATTACCAAGTGTTACGACTATTTTACAAGCTACACAAAGTGATGAGAAAAAGGCAAGTCTGGCTAAATGGAGGCAGAATGTTGGCGAAAATAAGGCAGAGTTTATTAAGAACGATGCAGCGGAGCGTGGTACAATCATGCATAGGATCATAGAGGGCTATTTGCTGGGCCAAAGACACGCTGATTTTAGCGATCAGGGGCAACTTGCAGGGGTCATGGCGGAAAATATTATAGAGTCAGGCATCAAGGGCCAGTTAAATGAGATATGGGGGTCAGAAATCACGGTTTACTATCCAGGTCTATACGCTGGGGCTACAGACTGCGTTGGGGTATATAACGGTCAACCTGCTATAATTGACTTTAAACAGAGTAATAAGATGAAACGAAGAGAGTGGATTGAAGACTACTTCGTGCAACTGGCAGCATACGCCATGGCTCATAACTATGTTTATAACACAAAAATACAGTCTGGAATCATTCTAATGTGCACCAAGGATAATGTGTTTCAAAAGTTTGAGATAAAAGACAAGGAATTTCAACGTTTTTCGTGGGAATGGTTAAGAAGAGTTGACCTATTTAAAAACATATAATACTTTTCTACAGGAA